ATGTTTACAATACCTCTGTGTCTGCAACGGAATGAAGGTGTACCTATGGTAAACATATCACCATGAAGCCTACCATCACCCCATCTAGCAACCATTTCTATCCAGCTATCAACCATAGATAACCTTTGACGTAGCATATAGTAGTCACTTATCATACTGCCAACTATACCTAGGGGTTCTAGGGATGAGTCTGTTAGCTTAGGTGACATCTTAATCCATTTGCCTTTAACTTTCTTGAACGTCCAATCGTCAGGCTTCCAACCAATGTCAGAGAGGTACTTCTTTACCTCTGCAAGCTGACCTAGTCGTACTTCACTGAACTCTATACGAGAGAAGGGTCCTGTGATAAAACTCTCAGAAGCTTTAGTGTCTGCAGCTAAGTCATACCAATCAGTTATTAACTTATAGTAGTCACCATTCTTCTTTACAATCTTATCTACTTCTTTACTACCCTTAAGCATACACACATTACCTAGCTGTGGTTCAAGCTCATCCTCAATGGCATGTAGTTTCCATGTAAGATTTTCCTTAAGTTCTTTAGCCTTAGGCATATTAAACAACCAACCTTTAGCTGTTATTTCAGCATTAACTATTGCAAAGTCATGCTCTAGATTTAAAGCTTGCTTAAACTGTGGACGTGCTTTGATTTGTATAGAGGCCTCTTTGGAAAGTCTGTGATACACTAACGTGTTTAATGTAACGTCTTGGATACAATATGCTAGCATCTCTTGGTTGTAGTTAGTCCAATCGTTGTAGTCTCCTTTTGGATACTTGAAGAACTCACCCCAACCTGCAAGGCCATGCCTGTGTGTGCGTTGGAACATACATAGCTGCGACATTAGCAGTGTATCCCATACAGTCTGAGAGGGCCTAGGTTCCCATCCTAGAAGTCTTTTAAGAACTGGTAGGTCATATCCAATTATGTTGTGACCTGCTATTAGATCAGCTTCTAGGAGCTTCTGAAGCCCTTCTTTTAGAGATGGTAGGTTGTCATCATAATCTGAGTAAGAATATATTTCCATACTAGTGATATCTTGCATTACAAGACACCATATTGTGTCTACCTCAGGGATAAGGCCATTAGTTTCTAGATCCCAAATTAATTTAGTTGTCATAGTCAGTCCTCCCAGACTGTTAAGCAGTTTACAGTGACCTTGCTTAGGTCAATTAGTTATACTACCAGCCCCATGAGGAGCCAGACATTCCATCTGCTGAGTAATCAGTAACACGTCCTTCAAAGAAGTTCTTGAAGCTGTCACCATTGAGTACCCAATCTAACCAAGGTAGGGGATTCTCTTGAATATCCCAGTTAGGTTTTAATCCTAGGTTTGTTAGTCGTCTGTCTGCGATATATCGAATATAGAGCTTGACTTCTTCGGCTGTAAGGCCCTCCATAGATCCCATTTCAAACGCAAGGTCGATAACTTTGTCTTCAAGACTGACAGCAGTTCGGTACATTTCATAGATAGATAATTTAAACTTATCATTTACAACCTCCGGGTTCTCATGTGTAAAGGTTCGGAACAATTCAGTCATACCTGCGACATGCATTGTCTCGTCACGAATAGACCACTCAACAATCTCACACATTCCCTTAAGCTTACCATATCTTTGGAAGTTTAATAGCATTACAAAGGCAGAAAACAAGGACATACCCTCATTACATACAGTTTGAGCCAATGCTTTAGCTAATCCTTGCTTAGTATCTGGGTCAAATGTTTGCATGAACTCAAGTTTTTCTGACATTTCTTTGTATTCTAGGAATGCAGTGTACTCAGCCTCAGGGAAACCTAAGGTATCGTTGAGAAGTGCATAGGAACGCATGTGAATTGTCTCTCTTTGAGCAAAAGATAGCATCATCATACGTGCTTCATTGTTTTTAATGCGAGGTAGGAACACATCTACGTAACTACCACCTACGATTACATCAGATTGTGTGAATAATCTTAGGATTTGGGTGATAAAGTTCTTCTCTGATGAAGAAATCTTGCCAGACTTCCACTGTACTACGTCCTCATTAAGATCACATTCCCACTCACCCCAATGTAATTTGTCATGTTCCACTGCTTGGTTGACAAAGCTGGCATAATTGAAGGGTTTATAGGCAGGTGATGCAGTTAGTAAGCTCATTTATTATTTATCCTTGGCATGATAGGCATTCTTCTTCGTCAATTTCATAGTCTTTTAAGGCTACACGGGTAGGTTTGAAGCTAACTGTGTCTGCTTTTGCACTTGAACTTGTTCGGAGATAGTAAAGTCCTTTTAGTTTCTTGTTAAAGGCGCGAAGATGCACCTCGTTTACGTACGCTTTGTCGGTTCCTGAAGGAAAGAACAGATTTACAGACTGCCCTTGGCATATAAAAGGCTGTCTGGTTGCTGCATGATCTACAACCCACCTCTGATCTATCTCAAAAGCTGTTTTGTATATCTCTTTTTCCCAATCATCCATCCATTCAAGGTGTTGAACACTACCTTCGTTTAGGATTATTGAAGTCCATTGCTCTTCTATCCAAACTTTAGATTCAGTTTTCCATGTGTATGCATAGTCAAAGATTACTTTTTCAAGGTAAGGGTTGACAACAAGGTGCGCTCCGACACGCGTACGATGTGTAAATGCATTAGATTTAAGGGGTTCTATTGATGCTGAACATCCAGCAATGATTGATGAGTTTGCATTAGGTGCTATTGCTAATAGGTGTGAGTTTCGTATTCCATCGACATCAGGGCATGAACCACGTTCCTCAGCTAGATATACAGAAGCAGATCGAGCTTGTGCTTTGATATGTGTAAACATCTCAGTATTGTATGCAGTAGCCATAGGAGTTTCCCACGGTATCCCTGAACGTTGTAATGCGCTATGGAAACCCATTGCCCCTAGTCCTAGTGAACGCTCTTGTGTGGCACTATAGACAGCTTTACGTAGCTCTTTAGGTGCATGGAAACAGAAGAAGGATATTACATTGTCAAGCATAGTGATTAGGTCAGCCACCATAGTGGTTTCTTTCCAATCTTGATAATACTCAAGGTTTACACTTGACAGGCAACACACTGCTGTACGATCTTCGTTTGTCGGTAAGTGAATTTCATTACAAAGATTTGAACCTTTGATGGTTAAACCTTTGTCTTTCATTTCTGTTGGTAGGTGACGGTTAGCTTCATCAATGAAGTTAAGGTATGGTTCACCTGTACGGAATCGTGTCTCAATCAATCGTTCCCACAAGTCTCTTGCAGGTAATGTATCTCTTACTGTTTGATCATTAGGATCTACAAGATCCCATGTTTCACCTGCGGTTACAGCATCCATAAAGGTATCAGTGATGTTAACTGCGTTGTGAATATTGAACGCTTTACGATTAGGATCACCACCTGTTGGTACACGTATGTTGATAAACTCAACAATGTCTGGATGACTGATATCCATGTATGCAGCATAAGAACCTTTACGTGTCTTACCTTGACGGTATGCAGTCATGTCTGAATCAACAGTTTTTATGAAGGGAATTGGAGATGGAGCAACATCGCTGACAGACCTAATGTCAGACCAATGACCACCAACACCACCGCCTTTGACTGAAAGCCAACGTAGCTCCGTACTGTGTCCAATAAGGCCATCGAGAGAATCAGGAACATAAGATAGGAAACAACTAATAGGAAGACCACGTACTTTTTCTCCTAGTGCTGGTGCATTAGATAAGATAGGTGAGCTAAACATAAACCAACCTTTACTGGCGTAGTCGTATATGCGTTGTGCTAAGTCATAGTCTGTTTTACAGAATGCCATAGCAGCTCTTGCGTATGCATCTTGTGGGTCTTCTCCTTCACGACAATAGTAATCTTTAAGTAGTGTATACGCTTGCTCAGACATTAATTTATTTCTTGTGTAATCAACTACAATTGTCATTTATCCATTCCTGTGTTTTAGATATACTTTTGAAACCTACGAGAGTTGCTCCAGTTTCTGTGTTTAGAACTGTAGGAACGCTTCGTATCTTGTGGTGAATGGCTGACTCAATATCTTTACCAATATCTATCTCGTCGTAGTCAATCTCGTTACTATTTAGTACAGAGGATATTGCTTTGCATGGTTGGCATCCTTCTGTGTAAAACTTTATAATCATTCTTGGCCCCTATTATATTTGTTATTTTCTAATGCTTCTTCTACCCTTGCGGCTGATAACGCATCAACAAGTTGGGCCAGTGTTATCATCTCTTCATCTTCTAATTTATACTGCAGTAGGGTAGGTACACCCTTTTTGTATTTAATTACTGTAGATCGTAACCATGTTATTGTGTCGAATACCATATCATCTACCTGTTTAAAAACTCTAATTGCATTTGGAGAACGTGAATTGCTTTCTCAATGTCTGTTTTATGTGATCCTTTTTCTCTTGTTAGGTATTTATTTACTTTTGTATAAATGGATGCACGTAGTCCTTCGTATCCGAAGTTAGCATATGTAGCTTCAAGTGGTTGAATTCCTTGATCTTTGTAGTGATCACCACCTACTTGTGATTTTATAGCTGAGGCTACTATTGTTGGTTCTATTTTTATATCATCTTGATCCATTTACTTTGTACTCCTGTAGTGATTAGCTTGGTAGACTGCTTCTGCAAAACCTCTTGGAGTTGCGGAGCGTATGTTCTTTGTCTTTATAGATTTACCCCCAAGCTTTCTGTGTTGTGTACTTGAACCGTAGTTTTCACAAGCAACTGGATCTTTTGCTGGCATTGCAAACCCACCACCTGCCCATAAGCAAGTTTGTTTAG